CATATTGTAATTTTTTATCAATATGAGAAAACCTGTTCATTTCGTTTCCTGCTATAACTGTATCAGGACCCATGCCCATTGCTCTATTTACAATAAAAGCATTATACTCATTCTCAGTTCTCTCATCAACCATTAAATCTTCTTTTGTAAAGTTAATGGAATTCACAAAATCAAACGGAGAGATTTTCTTCAATTTCTCCTGGAATTGATCTTCGACGACCTCTTCTACAGGGTCACCGAATCCTTCTAATATTGCTTTGTCAGTCATTTATCAAATAATGTTTCAGCTTTACAAACCGTAGCGCGTCTACATCTTTCCAAATTCATTTGGAATACAACAGGCTCTACCCATTCAAAACGTGGCATGCCATCTTCCCAATGATATGGAAGGTCGTTTACTGTGCCTGAGCATCCTACGACTGTTAGTGTAACCATTAATAAGTATTTAGCTTTCATTTTCTTTTCCTATATAGCAAAGGCTATAATCCATAACGGTAATGTTATGGCAATATATGCTACTGTCATTGACCACCCAACTGCCACAACAATATGTGCATAGTGTTTTAAATTTTCTTTCATTAAATATTATCTCGTTTTTCCTTTAGTTTATTGTAACCCTCGTCGTCCAAATGGGTAATAGCCATCCAGTTATGAGTCATCTCATCGCCTGTTCTACTACCACCAACTACCCACATATCTGGGTCTGGATTATTAGGATTGTCGCTTGTGTTGTCGTACCATTGTTTCATTATTAAAACTGATCCTGTAGGCAATAATGGTGCAGCCCCTGGAGCAAATATATGACTGTGATGCCAGGTGGCGCTCCAATTTGATACTTGGCTTATTTCTTCAGTACGTCCTGTTTCAGGATGGAAAATTTCCAAACTAGCAGCGTTCATTCTTAAATGTCCATGTGGTTGCCAACTGTCTATTCTTACAGGGTGATCAAAAGATTGAAACCCTTGTGTCATGTAATATCCATTAGGCGGAATAACTATATCAGCCTGATCTCCTAGCCTATATAAACTTAAATCTTGCTTATACTTTGGCTCAAATCCTGGCTCATGAAACCATAGGCCAATTTCAACAACATTATCCTTAACCATTTCTCCTTGTGCAGTAGCTCCTACTCCACCTGGAAACATATGAATATCCCAACGCACTTGTGAGTTCGCTGGAAATGTTCTACAAACTCCATCAGGGACTACTTCGCCCCACTTACCCATTGCATATTCAGTAAGCATTCCACCTTGCCGTTCACCATCTAATATAATATTAGAATTAGCGTGATGGACTACAGCTTTAGCTTCCCCTCGTGGTTTAACTTGTATTGCTTTAATACATCTATCCTCTGTAAGTCCAGAAGGTACAAGATGTTTATGCCACATATCATTTCCACTGGCTGGAATGTCTATAGGTATTGATGGGATTACTAAGTTTGGACGGCCAAAGTCAGCCTCAAAACTCCATGCATCTAAATCTCTTAATTCAGGGCGCTGTATTACAATGTCTCTATTGCCATATGTTGCTCCTTGGTCTACCCACTCAACTACTGTGTCTATATCCTTTTGAGATAATCTCCAGTCGCCTTGTAAGTCTTGAATGCCAATGCCGTGATCATACGCATATGGTGGCATTTCTCTTGTCATTACTTTGTATGAAATCAGTGGTGCCCATGGCCTTATTTGATCATAAGACTCAAAACTCATTGGACCTATACCACCTTGACGGTGACATACAACACAATTATTATTAATTATTGATGAGATTTCATCAACGTAGGTTACTTCATCAGAATAAACTTTACTGGCAAATACCAGTAATAGTGTAACTGCTATTACGCCTATTAAGGTTTTCATTTTTGGATCCTCTAGTTAAAACCAAAATCTTTCTCTTTTGATTCTCTGTAACTCTCGAGCAAAAGCTCAGTTATAGAGATTTTACGTTTTTTCGCTTCTGCCTTTAATTCCGCTTTTAATTCTTTGGGAACACGAATATCAATTCTTGCAGTTGCCTTGCCTGCTTCATTATAATCTTTTGTCATTCAAAATCCACATTTGCCATGATTTCTGTCAAACACGCAGTTAGGTTAATTTCTTGATCTGCTACAAAGGCCGCTTTATACTGATATTCGGCAATTAAGACTACTAGCTGTGAAACAAACTTAACTTCGGGTATTAGTGTATCGTATATCTGTCTAAATATACCCTGAGGGTCAGTATCCACATTATTGGCTACCCACTGTCTCATCTTCTTCCAATCTTTGTCCCTAAGGCTCTCTATGAGCTGCTTAGCGTTGATTTCCTGGAAGTTACTTAGTACACCCTCATCTATTTTTCCTGCTACTGAGTACCTTTGTAGTTCATTTATGACCCTACGATAATCAGGAAAATACTTCATTAAGAGCTCCGCTAACACTTTCTCAGAGTACTCAACTCCTTCATTAGTAAGGATATACTGCATCCTTTGAAGGAACTTAGCAGCGAGCTGAGGGCGGTCTGCAGGGGTTATTTTGAAGTCCACTACAGTCGTTCTACTGTGCAACGGTGTAATAAGTCTATTTATATAGTTACAAGTAAAGATAAACCTACAATTCGACGAAAAGTTCTCTATGAACGCCCGTAGTGCTGGTTGAACACTTTCTCTGTTCAAATAGTCAGCCTCGTCGAGTATAACTACCTTAGTCTTACCCTCAAAAGATACTGCTGATGCAAATCCTCGGATCTTAGTTCTTAAGGTATCTATCTGCCTACCCTCATCACTACCATTAATAACTATATAGTCACAACCAAGTTCTTCGCACAATGCACGCGCTAGGGTTGTTTTACCGGTTCCTGCTGAACCACTTAATAGTAAGTTAGGGATTTCCTTTTTAGCAATAAACTGCTGAAAAGTTGTTTTTACATCATCGGGCAATATACAGTCTTGTATATTATGTGGACGGTATTTTTCAACCCATAAAAATTGTTCTGGTTTCATGATTTAGTTTTTTTGCTCCAAAATATCTTTGATTTTTTTCCGTCGAAAAAAGGTCTATCCAAATTTCTCCTTAACAGAAGTCGTATCTGTAAAGTTCAGTTCTATATTAGTACCGACACTATCATACAAGTCGTCTATAAAAGTTACTTCTTTTACCGCTTCTTGTACGGACTGTAATACATTTTCAGGTGTACTAACGTCATAAGGATCTGCTTCTGCATTGTCTTGGAAGCCTTCTTCAATAAAGGACTTGACTATTGTGCCGTCAGTTACTACTGCAGCATATCTCCAGGACCTCATTCCGAAACCTAGGTTGTCTTTACGAACATCCATGCCCATTTTAATTGTAAACTCGCCACTACCATCTGGTATCAGCTTAACGTTTACAATTCCTTGTTTATCTCTCCACTCTTCCATAACGAATGTGTCATTAACACTAATGCAATAGATGTCATCTATGCCTAGTTCTCTAAACTCACTATACAAATTTTCAAATCCAGGAAGCTGTTGTCCTGAACATGTAGGTGTAAATGCTCCAGGTAATGCAAAAACTATTACGGTCTTATCTTTAAAAAGATCATCCGTTGTTAATGTAACCCATTTTTCTTCACCTGATGTCAGCATCAGCCTTTTATGAAAGGTTGCTTGTGGTATTTGTTCTGGTAACCTACTCATCTGCTTCGTCTCTATTAAAAATATCTAACTCACCCTTCATTACTTTTCTGACAAGCGATATTGCTGGGTTGGGACGAGTAAAGATGTACTCTATGGTTTCTCCAAACCTATTAAACTCAACGATCCATCCGTTGGTGGCTTCTCTTAGAGTTACCTCTAAATTATCTTCATTCATAAACTACTCCTATATTTGAGATGAACGTTCTAATGCTAACCAATATTTTAATTCGCCATTACTGCTTTCTAAGAACATAAATTTCTTAGTTGAAAGTGTAACGCTATAACTTCCAGGTACTACCTTAAAGTTTTCTATTGCTAGTCTAGCATCAAATTCTTTATCAGTTGTGCCTATTACTTGCCTAAAGCTGTTAGACTTAGGTGTGCTAGGATCACTAACTGTTACTACTACTTCCTTATCTTTACCAACGATGCTTAACATAGGAGCTGCTGTAATAGCTGCTGCTTTTAATATCATATCAATATCGTCTTTTGTAAAGTCAAACTGGAAGAAGTTATCTACTTCAATACTCTTATCAGGTGCACTAACTATTATGTTAGGGTCTGCATAGAAGTATTCAAAA